ATCAATCTAACTAATTCAGTACGTTCATAAACGGTCATTTCATTAATAATATCTGGTATAATCTTATTTAAGGAATGAAACATAGCACTCCGTGTTTTAGGAGATCCATAAGTAGCATTATAGATATCCCACGAAATTGTTTCGTAGGTGTCATCATATCCTGGTGACGAGGAACCACAATTGTGGCAAAAATTTAAACATTTAGCAAGTATATAATATACAATTAATATGCACACTCAGACAATATCAAAGGTTATATTTTTTGTGTGGGGCAACAACACATATGTAAATACACATTTTGAGGAACACTCAAGTAGCCCTAAATACATTTATCCATTCTCATAAAATATATAAAATATAAAAACAAATAAAATATGCAGTATATATAAATGTACCAGTGAAGTTGGTTTAGATTCTAATTAGAATCCTGGACGATCGCTGAAGCGCCCGTAGGTTTACGTAATGCATTCTGATAACGATTTATTAATTCGTCAAAAGTTGGAAACGTGGTTGGCATGAGGTATTCATCCAATTCCAAATCAACACACATACGTTTCAAGATTTTTATTTTATCCTCAAAAACTTCTCTACCATAAAAAGCATATTCCATCACAGCACTTGAAATAACTGCAACACATTGCTCTTTTTCAGAAATAGTTTTTGAGCGCACCCAGACCATTAACATTTTTTCAATTGAATCATGATCCAAAGGCGCAACATAACCACCAAATTGGTGATCAAAACGCCATGTTCTCTTTAAAAAAGAACATTCATTAATATGAATATAAGGTATACTTGGGGCATTTTTATCTGCCATAGTATATCCCACACCAACATCTTTCAAACAAGATTGAATACTAGTGTGATTGAATTCAGGAACATCTGACGATACATTCATTATATTATCATCTCCATAAGTCATTAAATTCACAAATGTCTTAAACTCCGAAGCTTTCTTCCCAGTAATTGAAATAAAACAATATCTCATATACAAAGAATTAACTAAAGAATTTATTATAACGGTCAGAGGGTGACCAGAAGGATTACTTCCAAAGAAGGATACTAAATCTCCATTAAAATTCATCCAAGCAAAAGCCGTATCAATAGCAATGCCTCTTAAAACAATCAAATCTTCATTAGCATAATTTCCACTAGCTTTACAGATATTAATTAAAACATCAAAAGCACACTGAATAAGTTCAGAACACATGCGTTTATCAAA